GGGTACAACTATTTGGTGTATTGATTAGGTATTTAATTACCTCTCAGCTATGCGTCTAGGCCATAGCTAACAGGTTCCACATTGGATTAGAAGGCCATTGGGCTATGGTCCAGCAGAGCTAGGGAATGATCCAGCCATTTGGATAGCCATTGCCTGACCTTGCCAGCCTCATCTAGCGGTATGCATATTGGATACCAGATAGGAATATAAGGATATCTTATGGTCCTAAAGGTCTCTTACCTCTAGTTGTATCTTACTTTCTTTCTACCTTAAGAACCGTATAGGATACCTTAAGATATAACTCTTAAGAATCCATAATGTATCCTAGTCATATGATTAAGTCAGGTAAGACGCGAGCTAAGAACCTTTCCCCCTCGTAGGACGATATTCCTAAGCCTAGGAAGCTAATCCATGCCTTGAAAAAGCCTTAATAGGGGGTCGGGGGGTCAGAATGCAGCATTGAATCACATCTAAAATTTATCTCAACAGAAATTTTCACATCCAAATATTATCTCGGAAGAATTTTTCTACACCTAAAAAGTATCTTAATCCCACATAGTCCAAATAATTTCTTCCTTCATTCCGTTTGGATGAGTATAAAATCTCTTCCCAGTTTGTTTGCTAAGTAAATATAAATTTTCAATACAAGTCATACGTTTCCTTTATTTTGCATAAATACTATTCTCTGTAGCCACAAAGTGGCGTAACGCAGCTTCGCTGCTAGGAAGGCTCAGGAGATCGATTTGTATGCTGCCCGGTATATCCATACCTGGAAGTGATTTAAACGCACCAGCGGGCTTCCTAGGGCCTTACAGGGCCTATCTAGCAGCGATAACTGCTGCATGTTCCTTAGCACGTGTAATATTATAGAAATCATGGCTTAATTCACCATCAGGCCATTCTATCCAATACATCTTTGTACACTGCTTATCTTGGATAATATTCATAGTTTTACCGTATAATTTCTAGGGTTATCATTTTCACCATACCAATGGTATTCTGTATTACCCCAAGTTAATATAGTCTTTTCTTTCATATATTGTATTTTATAGTACATAGTTATCCTTTCTTATAGACAAATAGTATACATATGTGATATACTTATGTCAAGCCTAAATATAGGCTAAGTCGTCAACAATAGAGAAAGATCAAAAATGGCAATTTATAAAGGACGTTCAGTCCAAATCATATCTACTCAACCATACGTAGATCCTATGATTACTATCGCACATAAAGATGGTCAGACTAGCGTAGTTAAGCCTAGTGAGCTTCTATTTACTAAAGTAGAACTAGATAAACTAGCTAAGGATAATCAAGCTAGGTATAACTTCAATCCTAAAGATCCTAGTTATAACGCTAATTATAAACTTATCGAAGATAAGGATCATCAGGAACTCGTAGATGGTCAAGACCCAGTAAAGATGGAAAAGGTTAAGAAACAAGTTATTCCTGAAGTAGCTATTCCTGCCCAGACCATTAAGACTACTACTCCTGTGAGTACTAGATAATGGATGTAGGTCTTCTTTTCTGGTTCTTAATGATCCTCTGTGGTATCTCCATCATTGGAGGTTACACAGCATGGCGAGATAACCCTATGTTAATAGGTTTCTCGTCTATTCTACAGTGGATTCTATTCGCCCTGCTTGGCTGGAGAGTCTTCGGCCCCATCATACATTGATGTTCAAGGGTATCGATCATAAATTACTTGAGCTAATTTCTCAAGTAGGTAACAATTACGAGCATAAGCTCGATTTAATATTAAAGGAAATTAAACGTATGTCTATTGAAATGGATGCTCTTACCGCTCAGGTAAAAGCTAACTCTGATGCTGTTGATTCAGCAGTAACACTCATCAACGGTATTGCTGATCGCATTACCGCCGCAGGTGTTGATCCCGTAGCTCTTTCTGCTCTTACAACTGAGCTGAAAGCTAAGGATGAAGCACTGTCTACCGCTGTGGTAGCTAATACTCCGGTCGCGTAATGTCTAAGGGTAATAAACCACCCAAGAACGACAAAGCAAACAAGAAACCGAAGAAGGCGAAGGTAACCCCTAAGCCTTCCTCAGTCTCTAATCTTTTTAAAGCAATGTAAGGAAATCATATGTCTGTAGTTTATGCAGCCACTCTTAAAACAAATCGAATGCAATTAGTACCTGATCTAATCGCCACTAAAGTAGCTGCTGCTTCTACTGGCTCTGCCACTGCAGGGCAACTTGTTATTGGTACAGCGTCTCTTTCCGGTGCCACTGGTGTTCTCGCTACAATTGCACTACCAACTACCCCATTCACAGTCTCAGGTTCTGTTGCCACGCTTGCAGGTGTTCCGTTGTCAGTCGCTGCTTCAGCGAGTGGTACTGCTGCTCTAGCTGAGTTTCGCAACAACGCAGGAACTACTATTGTTTCTGGTCTTACTGTAGGTACAGCCGCTACTGATATTATTCTTGGAACTACTACAATCACTTCAGGTGGTACTGTAACAATTACTGCTGGTACAATTACCCACGGGTAATTCATGGTAACTAGCAGTTATGACGCAGGTATTTCTTACTACTGCTAGTACTTCACCATGGACTGTACCTGCTGACTTTACAGCAGCAGGTCATACAGTTGAACTGATTGGTGCTGGTGGTAATGGTGTTATACCGACTGTCTTTGGTACCTCTAGTCGAGGTGGCGGTGGCGGAGGTGGAGGAGCTTATCGCCTATTAACTTATTCGTCTGGTACGATAACACCGGGCACAACTACAATCCCATTTTTAGTTGCTACTGGTGGCGGCGGCGTCGCCGGTTCTACTTTTACAATATGGGAAAACACTACTTTAACAAATGCTTATGGAGCAAGTGATGGTAGTGATGCTTCAGGTACATCAGGAGGTGCTGGCGGAACTATAGCTGGTGGTAGTGCTCCAAGCGCGGCTATCCTTTATACTGATACGACTCATTTTGCTGGTGGTGCTGGTGGCTCAGCTCAAACTGGCGCTGTAGGCGGCGGTGGAGGCGGTGGTGGCGCAGGCGGACCTGCAGCAGCAGGTGGTATTGGTTTCACAGCTACTTCTACCTTTGGTGGAGGAGGTGGCGGCGCTAACAACGGGGCCACAGGAAATTCAGCCGGTCAAGCCGGAGGCACAGGCAGCAGCGGAGCTGGTGGCGGTGCAGGCAACCCCGGTGGTGCGGGTACAGGAAACTCAGGCGGCGGTGGTAGTAATACTATAGCAACCGCAACCCTAACACAGGGTGGTGCAGGTGGATCTGGAACAACCTTTGATGCTACCCACGGCTTAGGTGGTGGTGGTGGAGGATCTGGGTCAAACTCAGGCAACGTAGTTGCTAACAACAAAGGTGGTGCTGGAGGTTCATACGGAGGAGGTGGCGGTGGTGCTGGCTCTATCCGAGGATCGGTAGGTACTAGCGCTGCTGGATTAGGTCTAGATGGCCTAATTGTAATTACTTACACGGCTAATGTAAGTCCTTCGGGAACGTTGGCAGTTACAGAAGCAAAAGATGTTGCTTCGTTAACAGGTGATTTTTCCGATCAAGGTATCCTTGCTTCTACTGAAGCAACAGATACTGCGGCTCTTACTGGCAGCTTTGTAGCGCCTACAGGGCCATTAGCAGTCACTGAAGCTAAAGATGTAGCGGCATTTACAGGTATCTTCTTTGATCAAGGTACACTAGCTACTACAGAAATAACAGATATAGCAGCATTTACTGGTAACGGAGCTGTCTATTCAGGTACGTTAGCAACGACAGAGACTGTAGATACTCCTGCGTTTACTGGTACTTTCTCGGATCGAGGAACGCTAACTACTACAGAAGCAATTGACATTGCAGCCTTTACAGGGACTTTCGCTAATTTAGGGTCTCTAGTCGTTACAGAGATAACTGATACAGCGGCCTTTACAGGTAACTTCAGTATCTCAGGTACTTTGGTTACGACAGAAGTTCAAGATACCGCAGCATTTATAGGCAGTTTTGGGTCTGGAGTGTCTGGTACACTCGCTGTAATTGAAATAACCGATTCTGCTTCATTCACAGGATCTTTCGCTGATCTAGGATCATTAGTTGTTATAGATAGCGCTGATACGGCAGCTTTCACCGGCAACTTCGATATCTCAGGTACGTTAGTTACAACTGAGACTACAGACATTGCAGCCTTTACAGGTAGCTTTGGAAATATAGTTTCTGGTACATTAGCCACAACTGAAGCAGTAGATGTTGCTGCATTTTCTGCAACCTTTGAAATTAAAGGTTCGCTGAGTGTAACTGAAGTAAAAGATGTTACTTCTTTAACTGGTAATATAGTTTACTTGGGAACTCTAGCAACTACGGAAACTACCGATGTTGCATCCTTCGTAGGTAATACGGTTGTCTCTGGTACTCTTTCTTCCGTAGAAACAACAGATACTGCTGCTTTAACTGGAGTATTTGCTGATCTAGGAATACTGTTAGTTACTGAACTAGCAGATATAGCTTCTATTACTGGGAGTGTTTTTACCTCCGGTATTCTATCAGCCACTGAATTAACAGATATCGCTGTTTTTACCGATGTTAGTATTGATACTTCAGGTATTTTAGTAACTACTGAAAATACCGATGTTGCAATCTTCATTTCAGATACTCAAGGTGGTCCATCACGTTGGAAAGAGGGCTATGCAAAGATAAATCAAGGTAAAGCTTTACCTAGTTCTATGCCTAAGGTTTCTTCTAATATTTCTGAAGTAGCTTACGATCCAGAGAAACAACAGCTTAAAGTAGAATTTAGAACTTATGTATATGATAAGGTTAAACCCCAGAAGGTTAAAGAATTGGTAAAATCAGATTCACTCGGAAAATATTTCCATAGTAATATTAAGGGTCAACACCCAACTACAAGGATTAAGTAATGGATGTAACTAGTATCGGTCAGAGCGTTCCTATCGGCAGTCCAATGGACCCGATGGATCATCCAGCAGACTCAGGGCATAATAACGGATTTAATCCAGGTAGAACGGACAATGCTCCGGATGCACCTGTAGCGGATTCTATGGATCAAGATTTCCGTAGGAATGCAACTAATCAATCAATTAAACCTGGTAAGACTAAACCTGGCTTTTAATGAAAATTCCTAATTTAGTTTCAGGTACGGTGCCAGTTCCTGACCCTACTAAACTCACTACTGATGCGGTAGCTTTACTTAAAGTAGAGATACTTAACATTATGGAAATTAAGTTAGATGGATTGAAAGATCTTTTTAATGAAAAGTTCAAGGGTGTCGCTACTGAGTTTACTATGCGAGATATCGCGCTAGCTGCGGCGTTTAAAGCTGCAGAAGCTGCGGTAAAACAGCAGAATGAAAGTAATACTTTAGCTATTGATAAAGCATCCACAGCAACTACTAAACAGATAGATAGTCTTAACGAAAAGATTGAAGATAATAAAACTAGAATATCTGAAATAGCAGGCCGTAATTGGTCTACTGTAGGAGCCTACATTGTAGGTGCCTTAGGAATTATAGCTGTAGTAACTACCCTCTTAATTAGATCGAACGCAGGCATTTGAACAAGACAGAACAAGCTAAGGATCAACGTAGAAAACTCGCAGAGAGTTCTTTAGAAGAGTTTATTAAATTAGTGCATCCAAAGAGGATGCTTGGTAATATTCATAGAGAAGTTATAAGCTGGTGGACTGCTAGTAATTCTAAGCATCATCAGCTTTTATTGTTACCACGGGATCACATGAAGTCAGCGCTAGTGGCTTATCGTTGTGCTTGGGAGCTTACTAAGAATCCTACTCTGCGTATTCTGTATATTTCGTCTACCAGTAATCTAGCTATTAAACAGTTGAAATTCATCAAAGATATTCTAACAGATAGTCGGTATCGGACGTATTGGCCTGACATGGTTAATCAAGAAGAAGCAAAGAGGGAGAAATGGACTGAGCGAGAGATTGCTGTGGATCATCCACTCCGTTACGAAGAGTCTATCCGGGATCCCAGTATATTTACTGCTGGCCTTACCACTAATATTGTTGGTTTGCATTGTGATATTGCTGTTCTGGATGATGTCGTTGTTCAGAGCAATGCTTATACCGCCGAAGGACGATCAAAAGTAAAGGATCAGTATGGTTATCTCTCATCCGTTGAAAGCGGTGGTTCCAAGGAGTGGGTTGTGGGTACTCGGTATCATCCATTAGATCTGTATCAAGATTTGCTTGATATGAACATCGAGAAATACGACAAAGAAGGAAATCAACTTGAGGATTCTGAACCTCTATTCGAATGTAAAGAATATCCTGTGGAAACTGCGGGAGATGGTACGGGTGAATTCTTATGGCCCCGCGCTCAGAGGAATGACGGCAAGTGGTTTGGTTTTAACCAAGAAGAACTTGGTAAGAAGCGAGCCCAATATCTCAACAAGGTGTATTTTAGAGCCCAATACTATAACGATCCACACAGTGTCGATGAATCCCCTATTAAAAAAGATTTATTTCAATACTACGACCAGAACTATCTTAATCGACGAGAGTCTCAATGGTTCTTTCGAAAAGAGCGTATTAATATCGTTGCAGCCGTTGACTTTGCTTACTCTATCGGTGCTAAGGCTGATTACACTAGCATTATTGTTCTCGGTGTTGATGGCAATCATAATTACTATGTTCTAGAAATAGATCGGTTTAAGACCGATAAGATTTCAGAATATTTTAACCATATTCTTAAACTATACGAGAAGTGGGGGTTCCGTAAGATTAGAGCTGAAGTCTCTGTAGCACAACAAGTTATTGTTACAGACTTGAAAGAGAACTACATTCGTAAACATGGCCTGTCACTAACGGTAGATGAGTATCGTCCATCGCGTTGGGCAGGGAGTAAGGAAGAACGGATCTTCAGTATTCTAGAGCCTAAGTATGCTAATAAGCAGATCTGGCATTATCAAGGTGGTAATATTCAAGCTTTAGAGGAAGAGTTGATCTTCGCTAATCCAGCGCATGACGATATCAAAGATAGTCTTGCAGCTGCAGTAGACTTCGCTATACCTCCAATGAATTTATTCCGAGTACAAACAGAAAGAGAACATGAATTTAACTTCCACACTAGATGGGGTGGAGTT